CCTCCATCGCCCACGTTTTCAGCGACATCTTTCCCGCCTTGCGCAGATCAATGGCGCTGATCTGGTTTTGCCAGTCGGTGACGCGAACGCCATGGGCTCGCTCTTTGATGGTCAACTTGAAGGAACGGCTGTCGAGATCCTCTTCGTTGCCTTCCAGCGTTGCGCCATTCTCGACACCAGCGCCGGTAAGACGGTTGGCAAGCGCAAATGTCACGCTGTCGCCCTGCTTCTGCGTCAGATCCTGCTTGACCTGAATGATCGCGTTTTCGCTTGTGCCCATTTCGCCTGCGAAACGGTTCTGCTGGACGTGCTCAACGAAGAACTTGTCGTCCCACTGCTGGACCGTAAGGCCAGTGGCTGCGGTAGTATCGGCCATAGTATTTTACCTTGTGATGAAGGCGGTTATTCCCCAATCACCGAATTTAACGGTGTGGGGCCGGTCCAGTTTGCTTTTGGACCACCGCCGGTGCCTGTTACGTTGGCCATTGACGGGGCGTATCTGCCGCCCATGTCTCTGGCCTGCTTCGCAACCATTTCCGCCTCAATTTGCTTGCGCAATTCCGCCTCGACCTTTGCCTTGTAGGCGTCTGGGTCGCTGCCGATCTCCTGTGCCACCCGCTGCTTGTTGTAGTGCTCAACGGCAGCGTGGAACGGTGACGGATGCTGTAGAAGCGCCGCCGACTGCTCCGGGTGTTGGTTGAAGTGCTCGAACGCCGCGTCCACAACTTCCTTGCCAAACTCTCGCTCGGCAATGAACCGGGATGTCTCCAGCTTGGTGCCGTTGACTGCCGCGCGGATGCTGTTCTGCATGTGCTCGCGATACCCGTCTGGGTTTTCGAATACATCAGGTGCAGGAGCTTCCGGCTGGCGCTGCTGTGCCGCCTTCAGTTCTCGCAATTCGCGGCGCAACTCTTGCACCACGCCGACAGGTACTGTCTGCGGTTCCGGCTCCTTCTCAGGCTCCGGGACTTGTTCGACTTCGGCGGGCGCTTCTGCCTGTTCCGGCTCCGGGATCTCCGGGGTTTCGACGGCTTCTGGCTCGGGTTGCTCGCCATTCAGGATTTGCTCAAGATCAGAATCTTGGTCAGACATGGTATCTCCATTACGTTGGATGATTGAACGAAACGCCCGTAACCTCGGCGGCAGGTTCGCCCTTCACACTCGGCGGCAGTGATATCGCCCGGATAGAAGCCCGGCGGCGGCTGTTACATCATCGTGGCTGCGAGCGGATAAACCGCAGCGGCCTCGGCTTGTAATTTCTGAGCCTGGGCGTGGGCCTTGTAGACCTCCGCCTCATTGCGCTGCGTCTTGGATTGTGTCTCGCCCAACGCTGCCTCTTTGCCCGCCATGTCGAGTTGTTCGGCGGGCGTGGGCTGCGTCTGCTGCATCATCTCAAGCAGCTTTTCCTTTTTCTTGCTCGGCAAGGTCGGATCTGCCTCGATCAACACGGCAGGCGGGATCGTCGGGCCATACTTCAGCAACGCCTCGAACACTTCACCCTCAAGGGTCACGCGATCGGGAACTTCTTCGAGCATGATATCCACGTCGATCTCAGACACGTTGTTCTGTGTCCCAACCTGCATCTGCAACCTGGGATCGTCAGGACGCAGGCCCATCTGCATGGCGATCTGCTGCACCTCTTCGGGCGGCATCTCACTTAGCTTCTCCATCAGCGTGATCGGGCGGTTCAAGCCGACGAAACGTGCGTTGGCATCGTCGTCAGTGACGCGCACCCACTTTTCCTCGCGCCAGAATTGCTTGATCCGCATCCAGATTTGCCGGTAAACTTCGCGGGTGAAATGGTGCAGCCGGTCATTGAGTGCAGCAATCTCGATCATGCCACCCTGTTGCCGGGCCAGCACAGCGCGCCCGCTGGTATTTTCGCCGGTTTCGCCTTCCAGTGCAGAGTTTGCCCCGAGAAGGTCGATCTCGTTCTTGGCCTCTTGCAGCAATGCCAAATGCGCAGACGTTTGATCGCCACGGGGGATGAGGTCGAACGGCTTCATGCCGACACGCGCCGCTTCCTCGAAGGCCTCGGTGTTGATCTCCACGTGACCGTCAGGCTTGGCCAGTTCGGCTTTCATTCCCGCCACGCTGTCGAACGCGCCCTTGATGCCGTAGGTCAGCAGGGACGTGCTGTTGTGCAGAGCCTTGGACCGGCGTTTGTTCACCTCGTCCTGTGGGTCAAACATATCGCGCACGATGCCGTAACGCTGGTTCATGCGGTCAACGTAGGCGCTGACCATAACTAACGGGCATTCGCTTTCGCCTTCCTCGTCAACGTAAGGGCTGTCGCCGCTGTCCAGCTTTGCGCCCTTGATGAACTTGCACCACTTCCATGTATTGTCTTCCCGATACCAGATCAGGATAACCCGAACCCGCTTGCGCTTCTGGTCAAACCAGATGTCACGGGGCCGGTCATCATATGTGTCATCGTTGACGCCGTACTGCGCTGAAATGCCTTCCCACTGACCCGGATAATCTCGGTCGAAGTCGTCCTGATCCATCCAAAGGACAGCACCCTTGTAACGGGCATCAGACATGTCGTGCTTGCGGCTGTGCGGATCGTAGAAGAGCCGGTCCCACGGATAGCCGTTGATGATAACGTCAACCTCGCCGCGCTTGTTTTGCTTGTGGATGACCTCGCAACCGCCGAACCCTTCGACAAGGAAGTTGTCGTAGACCTCAGAGCGGGTGTGGTCCCAATCCTCCTTGTCGCAGACGTAGCGGATGGCGTCGGTGATACTCTCGGCGTCCTGCTGGTGCTGTGGAGTGCGAGGGAATGCCTTCGGGTCAGTCCGCTGCTTGATCTCCAAGCCCTTGAGCCATTCGACCTTGCGGCGGATACGGTTGATGACCACGGGCGGCTGGCCACGCTTGCGCAGGGCTGCGACCTCATCCGCCGTTAGCTGCTTGCCGTCCACATAATCACGGGCGCGCTCGGACTCCTGCCGGGCGTCGACGGTGGAATCCTCCGACGCCTGAAACCAACCCTCAAGACGGGCTGTGTCGGTTTCGGCTTTGGATGCTTTGGGGGTCATGCTGTTTTCCAATTCACGCCCTCATCATCATTGCCAAAGTAGCTGCGGCGGGTCTGTCTCGGCTCGGGTTGCGGGGCGGTGACAAGTTTTCCGCGCCGGTGCAGCCCCTCACAGGCGTATCGCAGCGCGTCGATCAAGTGATTGTTCTTGTCCTCGATCACGGGCAGGATTTCCCCTGTGCGCGGATCGGTCTTGTAAGCGTAGCTGCGGAACTCTCGGACCGTGTTGACGCAGCGCGGGTTGATTATCACGTCCATGCCTTGCAGGAACGAAACGCCATCCTCGACGCTGCCCTTGCCCTTCTTTGCCGACCGGATCTTCGGGAAGCCGTGGCGGCGCACGTAGTCGATGGTTTCGGGGCGGGCGCTGTCGGATCGCATGGGCCAACGTGTCGCGTCGGTGACTTGGTTCAGCAGGCTTGGCAGGCCCTCCATAGGAACGCCCAGTTCGTAAGCCTCTGAGTCGATGTAGAGGACGCCATCGCGGGGGATGCAGCATCGCACTGCCGCTGTCTCGTCGTTGGCAAATCCCCAATCAGCGCCATAGAACCACACCACGTTATCTGGTGGCTCAATCTCGCCCTCCCGCCAGTTGCGGAATACCCGTGCTTCAGACAGGCCCCTGTATTGGCCTTCCCATACGTGAGCATATTTATCGGGGTCTCGCGCCTTGTCGCGCTCCATGTCGCCGCGCAGTTCTGGCGGGAACCATGGGTTATCGTTCCAGTTCACTTGCTTGACGATTGAACCGTCAGGTTGATCGGTGCGCAGAAGCACGTCGACCGGGTCGCTCTCGTTCTCGGGGTTCCAGCTAAACCACAACTCAGAGCCAGACTTACGAATGGTTGGTGTTAGCAGTTCGAGCGATTTGGCGCTGATAGTCTGCGCTTCCTCTACCCATGCAACGTCAAACCCTTCCAGCGATTTGATGCTGGCGGCTGTGTGGTTCTGCATGCCGCGAAAGATGATCTTGGAGCCGTTCAGCCCGGTAATCTCCGCGTCAGTGATGCGAAAGAAACCCGATAGCCCGTAGGCCTCGATTTTATCCTCAATCAGTTGCTTGACTGAATCCGCGATTGATCGTTGCACCTCGCGAACGCAGACAATGCGAAAGCCTGATATCTCGGCGCATTTGAGAACGCCCAGACCGCCGAAGCAATGCGACTTCCCCGATCCTCGACCACCATGCAAGCCCTTGAATCGTGCTGGCTTGAAGTAGTCGGCAAAGTAATCGGGAAACTCAATCAGCGGATTTGAAGCCAATGGATAAACTCAGCGGAATGCTGCCTCCGTCTGGCCCGCCAATCTCAGTCGTTGCTTTCGGCGTTCCATGGGCGCGATCCTCACTGTCCCGGAATAGCTTGAGCGTGTTCGGGTCGAGCCGGTCAAGGATGGGTGTATCTTCTTTTTCCATCGCCACGAGCATCTTGAGACGTAGGCGAGCTGCGATTTCTGCCGCCTTCACTTCGTCCTTGCGCTGCTTGGCAGACTTGCCACCGGGGTTGCCACTTTGGCCCGGTTTGAACTGGTGTTCCTTCGGGGGCTTACCATGTCCTACATCGCTCATGTGCCCCCCCTGCATTCAGGGAATGCGGTTCTGGAAACGCAAAACGCGCCGCAGGGATACCCCGGGCGCGTGTGCGATCTCGATTGTGGGAATCTTGCACGCTTGACACGTAAGCGTCAACCCTTTTCGGCGACCTTGTGCAACTGACGTAGCCCCTCGACCGCCGCCTGCCCGCGCTTGGTTGGCTTGGCTTCATCCCACATGCCTTCGTCGTCTGACGTGAGCGCATCGGCGATGGCGTTCCGTGCCTCCTTGCCGAGATGCCCAAGCCTGCCGTGCCATTGCATCCAGATCCGCACGGCGTCCCGGTCGCGCTGGTCTTGGTCGCGCAAGTCAACGCTGTGTGACTGGTCGGTCTCGATGCGCTCCGGCTCCATCGTGATCGTTGCGCCCTTTGGGTCGCCGGTCTGCCCGAAGTACCGCAGGCGATAGGTGCGCACGGCTTGACAGTATGCCTGCCACGTTGACCACACTTGCGGGGCGTCCTTGCCGCATAGCGCGTCGATACACCGGCCAATGCCTGACCCGCTCATCTGCCCGCTGAGTGCCTGTCGCTGCTTCGTGGTGGTACTCACGCCCATTTGCCTGCATCGGGCGTCCAGCGCCGTCTTTCTGGGGTCTCGTGGCGATTCTGCCCTGACCCGCATAGCGCCCGACTTGCTGCGCTTGGGAATTTCCGCCAGATCGAACGCCTCCATGTTCCGCGCCTGTGCGGCCTTGCGGTTGCGTCGTTGCGCTGCCTTGCTCATGCTGGTACCTGCATCTTGCCGAGTGATCCCCGGATTTTACCGCTCGCCCGGCGCGTCTCTTGCTCCCATCGATCGGGAGTGATCCGACCTCTGACGTATGCTTCGCGGATGAAGTCCGGGTCATATCCCGCCATCGCGCACACGTCGTCAAAGTCTTGTCTGCCCCGAGACAGCCACACGCGGGCGCCGTCTCTTTGGAGTTGGGTGATCGACTTATCGTCATCGCTTTGCAGCGCGTCCTGTAGCGCCTGATCGACCACGGCCTGCCATAGTGCCTGCTCTTTGCTCATGGCTGTGCCTTCCGATTGCGCTTAGCTTCGGCTGCTGTGGGGGCTGGCGGCTTCTCCTCCCACCCAAACAGAGACGCCCGCCTGACGACCACGTGCCGCGTGGTGAACTCACCGCA